CCCGCCTGCACTTCTGGCGCGATGATGCCCTGGTGTGCAGCGAGGTGGTCGAAAAGTTCTGGGCCGATACCCCCGGCATTTTCATCAAGGTGGTGGAATTATGATGCCTGTTTCAAGCGGCATGCGGTTCGATACCGAAAACAGCCGGTGCATCCCTGCCGAACGGATGACGCCGGACGAATTGCGCCAGCTGCACCGCCTGGCCATTGAGCGCCGCCCTGAAGCCTGTTTGGGCTGCGGGCTGGAACATAATTGTTTTGTGTATGGGCATGGATGTGCCGTCATCCGCAAAGCATTGCGGCTGTTGGGAGGTGAGGCGGATGCCTGTCTTTGATTCCAACTGTCTCTACATCATCCAATGCCTGGCCCTTGTGTTTGTTGTGGCCCCCTGCGTGCTCTTTGCGGGCGGCATGCTGATCTGTGGGCTGGTGTGGTGCGGGCTGCGCATCACCCGCGCCATGCACCTGCGGCTGCTGGGCCTGCCGCGGTGTGGGCGCTGCCGCTACTGGGCCACCGTGCAGTGCCCATTGTACGGCCGCAACACGCCGGATGATTTTTGCAGCCGCGGTGAAAGGTGGGGTGACTGATGGACACTCTGCTTTCGATCATCGGCAGCGCTGTTCTGGCCGCGCTGCTGGCCGCCGCCTACACCGCCGGGCTCTGCGCCGGAAAGGCCGCCGCCCACCTGGACGAGGACGACGAACCGAAGATCTACATGGATCACACGCATGGAGGTGAGGATTGATGCCGAAATATTCCGATAAGCCCTGCGCCCGCTGCGGCAAAATGATGCTGCACGCCTATTGCAGCCAGCGCTACTGCAAAGCCTGTGCCCCGCTGGTGCGCAGCGACGATGCTATCATCAGCC